TGACCCTGGCGGCATACAAGCGGGGTTGGGATGCCTACCGGGCGGCTCTCGATGATTGCGACGGAGCGGCGGTGGAGGCGATCGGCCCCAAGATGGTCGCCGCCCTCGCGTTCATGGAAAAGGAAGCTGAGGCCGCCGGACACCAGCCGCTCGCTCCGGACGTCTGGGAGGCCGACATGGGCAACGGTGTGGTTCTGGTGGTGTGTCGAACGTCAGCCGAGGCATCGGCCGTCCTGCGTGCCTCCAGGGCGTCGGACGGGGCATCCTACGAGACGACCTTACCACCGGATCTCGCGGTGACCGTCAGGCAGCAGCACGAGGGCCGCGCGTTATGCGTGATCACCATGGCCGAGATCGCCCGCCTGCTCCAGCGGAGCGAGACCGCGCTGTGGGGCACGGGCACGAAGTGGGAGGGGACCCCAGCGGCCTCGGGCCGGCAGCTGGAGGAGATGGCGGCGCACGACATGGCGCGATCTGGGTATCCGATGCCGGTGCCCCTGGCCGTCGTGGAGCCGTCAGCCGTCGTGCTGGATTTCTGATCGGAGAATGGTGCCAATGTCTACCGAACCATCAGCCATCGTGATCCCCTTCGGCAAGCACAAGGGAAAGACAGTCGCGGAGCTGCTGACCGCCGATCCCCAATACGCGGATTGGATCGCCGCCCAGGCCTGGGTCGCGGAACGCTTCGCCGAACTCCACGCCGCGATCCTGACACGAGGGGCCGGCACGGATGACACCCCGGAACACAACGCGCTTCAGGCGCGCTTTCTCGATGAGCGGTTTTGCCTCGCGCTGATCCAAATAACGTCCGCCGCGCGAATCATCGACGCCCGCGCCGATTGCCTGAGATACGAAACGTACGACCTCCGGATGGAAACCGGAAAAGCGCGGAGCAGACTTGAGCGCGTGCGCTCGAATATCGAATGGAAGACGGGACAGCCTCCGGAACAGACAAAATATCCCTTAATGACGCTCGAAGAAGACGAGGCGGAGGCAAAGGCGCTGACGAGCCGGATAGCCACGTTGGAACAGCAACTCCAGGATTGGCGGTTCGAGGAATGGCCCTCGAAAATCAGCGTGGATTTCGAATGCCGTGGCGTCGATGTGAGATTGGACGCTCGTTTCCAGAAAGGCGGAGAGCACTTCAATATCGATGTCCTGGGCGTGGAAATCAAACCGTCCGTCGGTGACGATTATCCCTCGGTCATGCGTCAGATGAAACGGCTCGGCGCCGGGACCCTGGTCGCCGGCACATGGACCGGGCGCGGCGTTTCCGAACCCCAGATGCGCGCCATGTTCGAGGCCAGCGGCATCAAGGTCGTCTTCGTCCAGGAAATCGAGGAGCGGATGCGCCTGCCATGAGGCACAAAAAAACCGCCGCCTTAGGGGGAGGGCGGCGGCGGTCGGAGTGGATCGTGGTGACAGTCGCGAGGCGTCCCCGCGACGGACGCAGCCTGCCACAGCCGAGGCCAACACGCCATCAGCATCTTGACCAATCGTGAAAATCCGGTAAGAATTCCCGACCCAGAGGGCCACCGCCATGGGGGCACTGGAGCGGTTCCCCTGGCCCACCGGGTGGGTAGCCCACTGTCACACCGCAGTAGCCGCGCAAGGTGCCTGTGCGACCAGCCTAATACCCGCAAGGCCTCTTTCGGGCGTTCGGTTCGGCCCGATCACGGGTGGCGCCCAGCCTTATGGGCCTCCGCGTTGCCGCCAGATAAATCGCCAGAAAGACGCCCCGTGATGTCCTCGCAGGCATACGGCGCGCGTGAAGGCGCGGCAGCGCAACCAGGCGGTGCCTCCGGTTGGCTGGCGTCTGATGCGGCGGCTCGCTTTCACATTCATCGGCGCTCGCTCCCGCCGGGGTCCAACGGTCGTGGGTAGCCACTCAGTTATCGGCGCTCGCCTGCGGCGGGGTCAACTGTCCGCATATCGTCGTCAATGACAAAATGCAGACAGATGCGATTTATTTTCCGGCCTGGGCGAGGCGATCGTACAAACCTCGAGGTCGTCCGCAAACGTCCGTTTGAACGCGCGGCCAGCGAACCTTTTCCCGCATTAATGGCCCGATCTGACCAGAAATCCGGGCGGTCAGACCGGATTTCATCCAAAAACCACGATTAATACCGCCACCGTACCAAAACAATTACTTCAGGTATCGCGGCGTGTAATCCGTTGATATCGCGGTGTCTGGTATTGACACGCGACGCAGCCGGTGTGGTAGCCGGATACCACATCAGAAAACCGGCGGGAAACCGTGCGAAAACCTCGTGCCGCCGCAGCAATAGAGGATGGATTAAAAGCCAGACTGGCAGTTTCGTATCTGCCCGTGGCCGAACTCGTCCCCGCCGAGCGCAACGCGCGCACCCATTCCCCCGAGCAAATCCAGCAGATCGCCCGCTCAATCGGCGCCTTCGGGTGGACCAGCCCGATCCTGATCGACGAGGCACGTGCCATCATCGCCGGCCACGGCAGGCTGGAGGCGGCACGGGCGGCGGGACTAGTCGAGGTGCCCACCATCGCGCTGGCCGGCCTCAGCGCCGCTCAGAAGCGCGCCCTGGCCATCGCTGACATCACCTGTCCGCCCGGCGAAAACTGGTCGCCGTCCGCACCTCTTTCTTCTGCTTCGGTCGTCCATCCGACCGAGCGCCGCAAGTTCACGATCGCCGAATTGCGCCGCATCTGTGCGTTCCCCGACGATTACGAGCTGACCGGCTCCTACGCCGACCAGTGGGCGCGCTGCGGCAACGCGGTGCCCCCGGTCATGATGTTCCACATCGCGAGCGCGCTTGTGCCCGTGTTGACCCAAACAGAGCGAGGGCTGTCCCATGCCGCTTGAGGGCTTCGATGACGCCGATATCCCGCCGCGCGACATGGGCCGCCGCTCTGGCCCCGGCTCAGGCGCGGTGATCGATCTCGGCATAGTCGAACGAAGCGCCGCCATTGGCTGCTCGAAGGACGAAATCGCATCGGTGCTGGGCATCGCCCGCTCTGCCTTCTATCGCCATCTGGCAAAAAACGAGGCGCTTCAGATGGCGCTTGAAGTTGGCGCGGCGAAGGGTCGTGCCACGTTGCGGCGGTTCCAGTGGAAGAATGCCGAAGACGGCAACGCGACCATGCAGGTCTGGCTTGGTAAGCAACTGCTCGGTCAGCAGGACTCGCTGACCCTGACGGCGGATCTGAACATCCATCGCGTGCTGTCCGAGGCACCGCTGACGATCGAACAATGGACCGCGCTTAACGTTACGAAATCCGACGATGAAACCTGACCCGGCCACTCGCCATGCCGCTCGATAACGCGCCAGCCCGCCTCGTCTGGGCGCCGCAGCCGGGACAGCAGCACAAGCTGGTTACCTGCCCCTATACTGAGATCCTGTTTGGTGGAGCGCGCGGCGGAGGTAAAACGGACGGCGTCCTTGGGAAATGGGCGGTCAAGGCGCAGCGTTATGGTGTTGGCTTCAATGGTGTGTTCTTCCGCAAGGAAATGCCGCAGGCTGACGACCTGATCGAGCGCGCCAAGGAAATCTACATCCCGCTGGGCGCCGAGTGGCGCGAGCAGCCGCGCCAGTTCCGCATGCCGGGCGGTGGCCGCGTGCGGTTTCGCCCGCTGGAGAATGTCTCCGACGCGAGCAAATACCAGGGCCAATCGATCAGCGATTGCGCGGTGGAGGAGGCGGGTAACTTCGAGGATCCGAAGCCAATCGATATGCTGTTCGGCGCGTTGCGTTCCAAGAGTGGCGTTCCCGCGCAACTGATCCTCACCGCCAATCCCGGCGGTGTCGGGCAACAGTGGATCAAGCACCGTTACATCGACCCGGCGCCACGCGGCATGGTTCCACTCGTCCGCAAGTTGCCGAACGGCGAGGAACATCGTTTCATCTACATACCGTCTCGCATTCAGGATAATCGTATCCTGTTGCAGAACGATCCCACTTACATCAATCGTCTGCATCTTGTTGGCTCGCCTGAACTGGTCCGCGCGTGGCTGGAGGGCGACTGGAACGTGGTCGCCGGGGCGTTTTTCCCCGAGTTCAGCGCCGACCGGCACATCATCATGCCTCGATCCCTCCCCGATCACTGGGCGCGGTTCCGCTCGTTCGACTGGGGCAGCGCCCGGCCGTTCGCGGTGCACTGGTGGGCGGTCAG